ATAGATGCTGGTTCTAATACAGATGCTATTTTAGTTCCTGTAGGAACAACTGCACAAAGACCAAGTGGAGCAGCCGGACAGTTTAGATATAACTCAACTACTTCACAGTTTGAAGGTTACACAGACTCATGGGGTGCTATTGCTGGTGGCGGTGGTGGAAGTTCTTCTGCATTTGCTAAAAATACTTTCACAGGTGATGGCTCTACTACAGCCTTTACATTATCTACAAGTATGACCAATGAAGATGGTTTGA